GATGAAGAACAGCAATGTTGGGTGGCTGTGATATCCCGACAAACATCTTGTGATTAGGAGAATGATATGACTGACACTATGAATGAGTGGGAAAAGCGTAGCCTACAAGCAAAAGAAACATGGGCTAACATGAGTGAGCATCAGCGTGACAGTATGCTTAAAATGCTGAACGCATGGGTGCCTATCCGTAGCCGTGTTAGTGAACTGTGTTCGTTAGACTACGATGACCTACGGGCAGTGGACGACGCATGGCATCAGTTAAAGAATGCGCTGGTGGACAGGGATGTTGAGATCAAGCAATGGGATTTCTAGGCTTGACATTGCGTCAGCAACCTGATATAACATGACATCACTTAACGGACAAAGGAGACAGATATGCCGTTAGATTTTGCAAACACATCCGTCGTGGATGTACCAGAACACCTTGATTTCCCTGTGAAATATGAGGATACAAAGATGGAAGGCCAGAAGTATGTCGTCAATGGTAACACTGATGAATACATTGGCATCGTCGGCAGCGGGTTCAAATGTGAGAACCACGGCGACTTCTTCCGCAAGGTGAGTGCCACCATGACTGAACATCTTCAGCCACATGAGATTGAGGGTGCAGAGGTGTCATGGAAGGACGCCTACAACAATGGCATGGGCATCATGGATGTTCGTCTGCCTAACGTGTCTGCCAAGATCAGGACTAACCGCCATGAGACTGAGGTGCAACAGCGCATCATTGCCCTGCATGGTGTCAACGGAACCTGCTCTAACGTGGCTATCTTTGGGGCTATTGATTTCTTCTGCCTCAATGGTATGATCACTGGCGATCACGACAAGGTGAAGCGGAAGAATACCAGCGGCTTTGACATGGATGCGTTCATTCGTAGACTTGGCAAATCCAAAGACAACTTCTACGCCAAGACAGAACAGATGCAACGGTGGGCGGTGAGTTCACTCGCACATGTAGATGTCAAGGCTCTGCTTGAAAGCATTATGAAGAACAACAAGCAGGCTGAGAAGATGTTTGCCCTGTATCGTGAAGAGGTGACGACACGCGGTCAAAACCTGTGGTCCCTGTACTCTGCCTTCACCAACTATGCAACCTATGCCGACGAGCGCAATGGTTTCAAGATGCGTGAGACAGGTAACGATACGCAAGCTAAGACAATGCTAGAACGTGAGTATGATGTGGCACGGTGGGCGAATACACCACAGTTCCGGCAACTCGTTGTAAACGCTTAAAGAAAGGAGGTGCGCCATGCAATCAATAGATCAAGCTAATGGTATGATGATTGGACTTGCAATAGGGGATGCGCTTGGCGCACCTCTAGAGTTCCTAGACGCCAGAGAACCAGAAGACTACATAACCAAGTATCACAAGGGCGGGTTCCATGATGTAGACATTGGTGAGTGGACTGACGATACAGCCATGACACTCGCCATGTGCAAAGCAATACTTGACAAGGGTGGCTTTGATCCTAACGCTATCATGGATAACTTCGTGGCATGGTACAGGGATGGTGAGTTTATCCCTCGTGGTGAGTGCTTTGACATTGGCACGACAACTGTCCGTGCGTTGGAGCGTTACATTCAACATCCAACTAGCCCATACAAGGGAGACACTAGCCCTAAGTCTGCTGGCAACGGTGCGCTGATGCGAACTGCTGCCGTAGTCTTGGCCGCTATGAACAGGCAAGAACTTATACAACTTGCTACGCAGCAGACACTGCTAACACATGCGGCACCAATATGTGTACAGTATGGCACAATGTTGGCAGAGGAACTGTATTACGGTGGCCCACTTGACAAGTATCAAAAGTTCAGGCATAGTCTGGATATACCTCGCAAAGAGGTGATGTCAGGCGGCTATGTTGTCGAGACATACATGGCAGCTATGTGGGCATTCCAAACTACAGATACCTTTGAGGACTGTGTTATCAAAGCAGTCAATCGCGGTCACGACAGTGACACGGTGGGTGCGGTTGCCGGTATGATTGCTGGCACATACTACGGATACTGCGGTATCCCACATGAGTTCAGAAAGAATGTCATGTGGCATGACGAGTTGATAGAGACATCCACTGCACTGTGGAGCATGGGAAGGAGATAGTATGTTATCTATACAAGCACTTGCGGATGAGTATTACTCTTCCCATGACTTCAAGAACTTACGAGACGAAACTAAGACGCAGTATCAATACTTTCAGCGTGTCATGTTTGACACAGAGATAGATGGTCAGCGTCTTGGTTCTCTCAATCTTGCTGATGTCAGCACCAAGCAAGCCAAGCTGGCATATGATCTGTGGTGTGATCGTGGTATCTCGTTTGCCAATCATGTCATGGCAGCTACTCGTATCTTGTACAACTACGCGGTGCGCATGGAGCATTGCAACCTGAACCCCTTCTCAATCGTCCGTAGACGCAGCACACAGCCGCGCAAGGTTGTGTGGGGTAGGGAAGATATAGTCAAGCTGCTAGACGTGGCCTACGGGGATTTTAGCACCCGCAACATAGGGTTGATCGCACACATGGCATACGCTTGGTGTCAGCGTGTCGGTGACATGCGTATGCTGACATGGGAATCTATACAATTTGATAAGGCTCGTGTACATATTGAACAGTCGAAGCGTAGGGCAGAAGTATTCTTGCCCATAGATGACGACTTGCTTGAGATGCTACAGCAGCAGCATGAGGACTTTGGATTCCAGCAGTGGGTAGCACCACGGCCACAGCCTGTAGGTGGTGAGTACATACCATACAGTGAGTACAAGCTACCGTTACACGCACGTAAGCTGATGGATCAAGCAGGTCTGTCAAAAGAACTGCGACTATCTGACCTGCGTCGTACTGGCACAACAGAGATGGTAGAAGCAGGTGTAAGTATAGGACAGATCATGTCGGTAACAGGACATGCTAACCCACAGTCCGTCAAACCGTACATGAAGAATACGTATGAGAGTGCTAACACAGCCTTGACAGCGCGTAAAATACATGGTAAAAGCATCTAACTGCCGAACAGGAGAGAGATATATGGATAATATATATAACATTATAAGTGATATGAATGTACCTGTAGGTAATACAGTTAGGACTAAGTGTCCTAGTTGTGGTCAGCGTACATTCACAGTGACCAATAACATGGGATCACTTGTATGGAATTGCTTCCGTATGTCTTGTGATCTAAAGGGTGGCACCCGTGTGCGTATGTCCGCTGACGATATACGTGCGCAGCTATCCGATGTAGAGCGTTTTGCTAATGGGTATGACTTTGACCTGCCGGAATATCTCGTGCCGTGCAATTACGATGTACGCGAGTGGGCCTACGAACTGTATGGGCTTGACTCAGAGGAGTTAGGTTTGCTATACGATGTACGTGAACACCGTGTGGTGTTCCCCATCAAGCACGACGGTAAAGTCGTGGACGCTACAGGCCGTGCGCTTGGTAAGCGTTTGCCTAAGTGGCGCAGGTATGGAAAGAGTGGCTTGCCATATGTATCTGGTTGTGGTAAAGTCGCCGTAGTTGTTGAGGACTGCGTGAGTGCCGCCGTGGTTGGTGGCGGTAACTTTGTCGGGGTTGCTGTGCTAGGGACATCCTTGTCCGATGCACACAAGAAGTATCTCGCGCAGTTCTCAACAGCCGTCATTGCGCTTGACCCCGACGCAGTGCGCAAGACTTTGCTGATGGCAAAAGAGTTACGAGGACATGTGGAGAATGTCCGTGTCCTGTACTTGACGGACGATTTGAAGTATCGTAATCCAACTGACATGAATAACCTAGCCGACATAGGAGAAAGATAATGGAAGTATCAATGCTAAGAAGTCTGATGGACAAGGGGTTCTACGATGATCATCGTGGTGCCAAGTGTCCTGACAGGCTGTTCAGTTCTGACAATCGTAAGATCAAGCAGACTATCGACAGGGCTATGGATCACTACAATCGTAGTGTCACACCCGACGAGGTGCAAGCCTTGTTCCTGTCTGACAATCCTACCATGACCACTGCGCAGAAGCAGGGCTTCGACGGATTGTTTGCACAACTCAAGCGGGAAGCACCGATGGGTAACGACGTTGCGCAAGAGGTGTTGTCCAAACTATTCCAGAAGGTAGTGGGCGAGGACATCGCTAACATTGGCTTCGACATGGTGAGTGGCACAGGTGGTACGATGGAGACGCTGCGCAATCTGCTTGAGCGGTACGGTGATGACTTCACCCCAAACCTAAACATCGAATGGGACGACATCACGATTGAGACGCTGATGGCAAAGGCTGAACTTGAAGCACGTTGGTCTTTCAACATCCCTACTGTTGCCCGAAAGATAGAGGGTGTCAGTGCGGGTCAGCTTATCGAAGTGGGTGCGCGTCCTAACACTGGCAAGACATCGTTCCATGCCAGCTTGATTGCAGCGCCTAATGGGTTTGCACATCAGGGTGCCAAGTGCATTGTGCTGTGTAACGAAGAGCCTACCCACAGGGTAGGTGCAAGATATCTCACTGCCGCCGCAGGTATGTCGGCACGTGAGGTGAAGGAGAACATGTCGAAAGCCAAGTCACTGTATGCGCCTGTGATGAACAACATCAAGATCAAAGAGGCGTCAGGTCGTGACATGAATTGGGTGGAGAGTGTTGCCAAGACATACCGGCCTGACGTTCTCGTGCTTGACATGGGTGACAAGTTCAAGGCAGAGGGTGGCTTTGCCCGACAGGACGAAGCACTCAAAGCCTGTGCCATCCATGCGAGGCAGATCGCCAAGGCATATGACTGCGCTGTATTCTACATGTCACAGCTTTCTGCTGAAGCAGAGGGTAGGTCACAGTTGAATCAGAGCATGATGGAAGGATCACGCACAGGTAAGGCCGCAGAGGCAGACCTGATGATCCTGATTGGAAAGTCTCCTACTGTCGAGGGACAGGAAGAGGATAGCCCATTGAGGCATATGAACATTGTCAAGAACAAGCTGAATGGTTGGCACGGTATGGTCAACTGTGAACTTGACTACTTGACAGCAAGATACGAGGGGTGATATACAATGCTTGGATTGATCGCAACTTTTGCAGTCGCCATGTTCGCACAAGATAACGCTGAGTTTATCAAGGATGTCGAGCAGAAGCGCAACGAAGGATATCGGTTTGAGTATACGGGTAAGCACGATGCTGATCCCAACATTCCGCACATTGCTGCGAATGGTAAAGTATACTTTAGTATGAGGAAGGACTAGATATGAAACTGACACTTGATGTAGAGAATACAGTCACGCACCGTGACGGCAAGATGCACCTTGATCCATTTGAGGCTGGCAATAGCTTGACTATGGTGGGTATACTGACTGACCAAGGGGACGAGAGATTGTTTCCCTTTGATCACGAGGAACATGAAAGCCGTCACGATTATAGTGAGC